CCGGCGAGTTGCTGCGTAGGGACCGGCGAAGGGCTGCGTAGGAGGTGGATAGGGTGAGCGAGTTGACGTTGTGCCCCAATTGCGGGGCAAAAATCCGTGTTGTCGAGACGGACCCCCTCGAAAAATCCATCGAGAGAGTCCGTCTATGCCCGAAATGTGGGCGTCAGGTTGTGACGGGGGAAACTATTTTGAGGGTCAGATATCCAGGGGATCAACCTTACGCTTAGGGCGTCCACCCTTCCCCCTTTCGTGAGCCTCCACATCCTTGCGCTTAATCATCCAGTCGCGTCCTTTTTTCTCGGCCGGGAGACGGCCGCGCTTGATGAGAGATTGCACGGTTTTGATGCTCAAGCCAAGCGCGGCGGCGGCTTCGGTGGTGGTTAATAGGATCTGGTTCATTGCTTTTGCCAGACACCAAGGACTGTGGCATTCTCTATGACAACTTCTCTTGTGTCGTTGCCTTCTTCAAAATTATCACCAGCTATCAGCATTATATAGTCTCCATTGTACTTGTTCGAAACTTCAATAGACTTTTCAATTGTTCTGCCATTGATGTTCACACCGCACGTACCGTCAAGTAATTCGTATTCGTTCCAGTTTACCATGAGCACTCCACCTTCTCCCCAATACCCGTTGGCCTGCATTAATTCAGCGTCTTCATTGGTCATACGTTCATAGCCCATGCGTTCAAATTCTCTAACGTCTCCTTCGGCGACCCATCTATAGGAGTTGACCGGGGAGCCATCGTACCACCTACGGCTAGCCGGCATCGTTTGACCAATAATCACGTGGTCGGAGGCAACCCTGGTAGCGTAGCAGGCGTATTCTCCGGACTCTATGATCTCGTGGATTTCGCTTATCACGCTCATGGCATTCTCGCTCGTTTTAGCCCCGGGCCTATCCCGTCCGCCGTTAATAAATATATAGGCCTAGGCCTGTAGATTGTCAAGTCGGCCCGAAAAATTTGTCCAGATTTTTCCTATATAGCCCATATACCCTAGTTTTCTCGCCCCGCGCATGGTTAGCCTCCACCCAAAGCCCGGACCGTCCGGGCGGGAGGCGGCATGGGCCAAAAAATCAGTCTCACCGATGCGCTCCGAGCTGAGTATGCCCGGCTCTATGCCGAGGCCACGATCCGCCCCGAGCGGCGGGCTGAGGTCGCCAGAGTGGCCCGCAGGCTGGCCGCGTCCTGGCCTCGGTATGAGGAGGTAGCCTCCTCCCTGGGTTGCCCGGCCCATCTAGTCGCCCTGATCCATGCCATGGAGTGCGGGCTCGATTTTACCCGGCATCTCCATAATGGCGATCCACTCAAAGCAAGGACCACCCATGTGCCGGCCGGGCGACCTATTGCCGGCTCCCCGCCCTACTCATGGGAGGAGAGCGCTTGCGATGCCCTGATTATGCACAACGTCAACAAGTGGTCCGATTGGTCCATCCCCGGCCTGTGCTACGTCCTGGAGGGCTACAACGGTTGGGGCTACCGCCTGCATCATCCCGAGGTGCCGAGCCCCTACCTGTGGAGCTACACGACCGCGTACACACGCGGAAAGTATGTTGGGGACGGTACGTGGTCGGCTACGGCGGTCAGTAAGCAATGCGGGGCTATGGCCCTGCTGCGGGGGCTCGCTGACTGCGGCCACCCGTATGATGCCGAGTCCGTCACCCCTGTCTCGTCTGATCCCGAACCCGTCGAGTCCCACCCCTACCCTGGCCATGTGCTCCGGCTCCAATCCACGGGCGACGATGTGCGCCTGCTCCAGGAGCGATTGGTCGCGCTCGGCTATCCCGATGCTGGTCGGGCTGATGGCCTCTACTGGCGTCGTACCTGCGATGCGGTGAGGGCGTTTCAGCGGGCGCGAGGGCTCGGGATTGATGGCCAGGTGGGGCCAAAAACGTGGGCCGCGCTCTGGGAGGACAAATGAGTGAGGATCTTGTGGTCCAGGTTGCGGATGTGGCTGCAACACCGGCTCAATCCACAGCATGTCCGGTGCCGGCTGCTCGATCTGGGGATGTCACGCCCCCGAGCGCTCCGGTGGGCCAGCCGGTGGGAGGCCGTATATCGGCGCTCCTGGCTGTCATAACGCCGGTTCTGCGCATGCTTGCCACCTCCAAGACACAATGGGGCGTGGTCGGCATGCTCGGGCTCCAGATCCTCGGACCGGACGGCCTGGACTGGGGCCTGTACCACGGCAATGAGCATTACTCGCTCGCCGGCATGTACCCGTACATCGCCTCTGGCCTGGCCGCGCTCGCTACCTGGGGGCGCATCACCGCCAAGCCGCCCAAAGGATCATCAAATGCGTAATATTTCCGTGTCTCTACTGCTCGTGTCCTGCCTCGTCCTCCCCGCCTGTGCCAATCTCGGGGCCGGCCAATCCTCCGCCGGCTCCGGGGTTGGTATCTCTGCTACCGACATCGCCACACAGGCGGACGGGGTGGCAACCGCACTCGCCAATCTACCCGCCGTGCCTGCCGACGAGGCTACGGCCAAGCAGCTCGCCGGCTACGTCGCATGGGCTCAATATCTGGCCAAGGCTGCGGCTACGGTCGCTACGGCGGTCGCGGGGAGTTAGGGCGCATGCAATTACTCGCACCACCAGCATGGTCCAGACTCAAACCCCACGAGCGGTCCCGCCTCATCAATGGGTGCGGTGGCGCCGGGACGTGGACGCGGTGGCTCGTCCCCGACTCAATCTGGGGGATCGATATCTATCCCGCCTGCGCCCGCCATGATGTTGCCTATGGGACGGGGTGTCCCAAGGCCCGTGCCGATATCATGCTCCTGTGCAATCTCCTGATCCTGTGTGGACGTGGCTCGCGGTGGCTGCTGCCGCTGCGGGCTCTGCGCTGTCTGACCTATTACCTGGCCGTCACATTTTTTGGCCGTCGATTTTACGGGCGCAAGCTCGCCCACAAACAACTGCGAGGGCGAGGGCGTGGGTGACGATATCGATGATCTGTGGGGAGCGGTCAATGAGCTACGATCCGCCGTCGCTGAGTTGACAGCCCTCGTCCGCGAGGTCCGGGCGATGCTCACCGAGCGGTGCGAGGCCAGGTCGCAGCGGCTGGAGTCCGTCGAGGCCGAGCAGGTCAAGCAACGCGATGATCTCCAAGCCCTCAAGGAACACAGATCATTTTCCCGGGGCCAACAGGCCACCCTGACCGCTGTGGGTACAGTTGTCGGAGCTGCGGCCGGCGCGGCCGTGTCTCATCTGCTGGGGGGCAAGTAACACATGTCTACATTCCGCATCCAGAAGAACCGCGAAAATCCGTACGTGATGCTCGACAAATTCAGCATCAACGATTCGGGGTTGTCCTGGAAGGCGAAGGGGCTTCTCGCTTACCTGCTCTCCAAGCCGGACGATTGGATCGTCAAAGAGCACGACCTCGTGGCTCACGCCACGGATGGCCGGGACAGCGTGAGGGCGACGATTCGGGAGCTTGAGTCCGCTGGATATATCGTCAGGGGTTCACGACGGCGCGATGGAAAGGGGAGACTCTATGAACGGGAATACCGCGTTTTTGAGCGTCCCTTACTAGATCATTCTTTAAAGAGGCTGTCGGATTGCCCTACGTTGGAAAACCCGTCCTTGGATAAAGTCAGGCCAGCCGGCAGCAACCGCGAGAATCGAGAACTGGAGCTTTTCAAGACCGAACGCGAGGCCGAGCGCAGGCCGATGCGGAAGCGGAAAGCGAGAAAGGCGGGATGATCCGCGAGACCGAGTATCTCGACCCAGGGACAGACCGCGTACCATGCTGGCATCCGTCCAGGATGCAGCGGCAATGCCGGGAGTGCGGGACCGTGTTTATGGTGACAGTGTTTGAGATGCTGCGAGGTATCGGACTCGGGAGATGCCCGTGGTGTGGGAGTGAGGAGACGAAGGCGATGCGGAAGGTGGTGGTGGATGAGCTCCCCTAAGAAAAACCCAAAGAGACGCGTACTTTCTCCGAAGCAAGGCCTTTTCGTTAAGGAATACATGATCGATCTGAATGCGACTCAGGCCGCAATTCGAGCAAAGTACAGCCCAAAAACCGCCTATCGGATCGGAGCCAATCTGCTTCAGAAAAGTTCAGTTCAGGAAGCGATTAAGAAAGAGATGGCAGAACGGGCCAAGCGCACTGAGATCACCGCAGACCGTGTGCTCCAAGAACTTGCTAAGGTCGGGTTTGCAAACATCGCCGACTTCGTCAAGATTCAAGGGACTGGCGTTCCTATCCTCGACTTTACTAACGCCGATGACGTCAAACTCGCCGCCGTCTCCGAAATCACCCAGGATACCTACACTGAAGGCCGTGGAGACGACGCCGAGACGGTAAAAAAAACCAAGTTTAAGCTGCACGATAAGGTGAGGGCTCTCCAGCACCTTGGGAATCACCTTGGCCTGTTCCGAGAGAACCCCGGCGGCGACGATTGCCCGATGCCAGTCAAGATTGAAATCGCGGTTATGGATGGGCGCAAGGAATGAGCGACCTCGTCATCCGACCGACCATGAATGTTCCACAATCGCGTTTTATAGCAATGCCCCACAAGTTCAAGGCCTTTGTTACGGGATTTGGAGGAGGGAAAACGTGGGTTGGCGCCGGATCGCTTGGAAAGCACTTTTACGAGTGGCCGCGTGTAGACGCAGGATATTTTGCCCCGACATACCGAGACATTAAGGACACGTTTTACCCCACGGTCGAAGAGTCTTTGGCAGACTGGGGGTTGACTACAAAGGTTCGGCAAGGCGATCACGAGGTAGACGTGTATCGTGGTCGTACATTCATGGGGACAATTAAGTGCCGGTCAATGGAAGATCCGGCTTCGATTGTCGGGTTCAAAATAGGGAAAGCTCTTGTTGATGAAATAGACGTTCTTTCAATGGAAAAGGCTGGTGTTGCTTGGAGAAAAATACTTGCTCGGATGCGCGTAAAGCGTGACGGGTTGCTTAATGGGATTGACGTCACAACAACGCCAGAAGGTTTCCGTTTTATCTATACGAGATTTGTAAAACAAATCCGAGAAAACAAATCGCTTCAAAATTTATATGGGATTATCCAAGCTTCAACATACGATAACGCCGCAAATCTTCCTGACGACTACATCCCGTCGCTTCTCCAGTCGTACCCCCCGCAATTGATTGATGCCTACATCAATGGGAAATTCGTCAATCTTCAGACAGGTACTGTCTATGTCGCTTATGACAGAAAGCTGAGCACCTGCAATGATACTGTTCAAGATGGCGAGGCCATTTTCGTCGGCATGGATTTCAATGTCGGCAAGATGGCGGCCATTGTCCACGTGAAGCGCGACGGCTTGCCCAGAGCGGTTGATGAGATCGTCGGCGCCTATGACACGCCGGATATGATTCGTCGCATTAAGGAACGATTCTGGCGTTACGACGGGAAAATGTACCAGCCTTCGCGGCAAATCAGAGTCTACCCGGATGCTTCAGGGGGCTCCAGGAAATCGCAAAACGCGTCTGAGACTGATATCGCGCTGCTTAAGCAGGCTGGGTTTACCATATCCGCTCCTGCCGCGAACCCTCCGGTTAAGGATCGCGTGAACTCCATGAACGCCATGTTCCTGAATGCAGCCGGAGAACGCCGCTATCTTGTGAACCAAGCGACCTGCCCAACCTATGCCGATGCCTTGGAACAACAGGCGTGGTCCGCAAATGGTGAGCCTGACAAGACAACGGGGCATGATCACCCCGTTGATGCTGCCGGGTATTTCATTCATCAGGAATACCCACTGATTAAGCGCGTCTTTTCCCTTCAACAGCAAACAGGATGGTAGGCCATGTCTGTGCTCAACAGCAAATTTATCACCGTCGCCACGCCGAACGCCGACATCGTGGCCTACCGCCCAAAGCTCCAAATGGTCAAAGACCTTATGGGCGGTCAGGACGCTATGCGGGCCGCCGGGTCACGGTATCTCCGGCAATTCCCCGGAGAACCGGAAAAGAAATGGGCCGCCAGAGTTAAAGGTGCAACGCTGCTCAACGTCTATGAGCGCACGCTTGCTTATCTGGGTGGCCAGGTCTTCGCCAAGGACCTTCGCGTGGTAGGCGATGGCGCAACAGAGCAAGATGCCGCCCTGGGGCCGTTTGCAGAGATTGTTGAGAACACAGACGGCGAGGGGAACAACCTGACCGTTTGGGCAAAACGGTTCTTCCATGCCAGCATCAACGACGGGTTTGGGTTGATTCTGATCGATTCCCCGCATGTCGAAAGCCGACGTGGCGAGGGTGGCGGGCGAGAATTTTTGGCGGGGATGGACGAGTTCGGGCAAGAACAATGGGAACCGCTCCATGCCGGAAACGCTGCGGCGATTGGGCTGCGGCCAAGGTTTATCCATGTCCGGGCCGAAAACGTGCTTGGGTGGCGTTTTGAGTTGCGAGGCGGGACAAAAAAACTGACCTTACTGCGTCTCCTGGAAACCTACAAAGAGATGGGAGAGTGGGACGCGGGAGATGTAATCAGAGAACAGGTTCGGGTGTTGCGGCCCGGTCGTTTTGAGGTGTGGCGTCGGGCTGACAACGACAAAGATGTGTGGTCCCTCTTTGACGAGGGGAATCTTCCTGGAGATGAAATCCCGGGAGTGTTCTTCCGCCCAGGGAAGCCGCTTGGAGAGGTGACGTGCTGCCCGGCACTGGAGTCGCTTGCGCAAAAAAACATCGAGCATTGGCAGAAGCAGGCCGAGCACAACCAGATGATGGTGTGGGTCCGGTCCCCAGGAACGGCGTTGATTGGCGCCGACGCGACTATTGGCCCTGACGGCATGGAACAACCTATCCCTGTTGGCCCTGGTGTTGTGACCAGGGTCCCAA